GTGTAGGCCTCGAGCCACTCACAGCCGAGGACGGCCGGGTCGCGGTCGCCCATCCGTTCGCCGAGATCGACGTCGAGTGGCTCGAGGCCTACACGGCCGGCGACAAGCCGCCGGTCCAGGTCTGCGACACCCTCCCGTCTGACTTCATAGTTGTTGGAGCCACTCTGCAGGAGGGGGTCTGAATGGAACTGACAGAGCGGCACCTGGAGAGCATCATTCGGACGGAAGAGAGAGTCAAGCACATCGACGAGAAGGTCGATTCGATCTCGGAAAGCCTCGAAAAACACGATTCCAGGATCGCCGCTCTGGAGAAACAGCACCAGGGGGAGAACGCAGTGGCGTCGTGGCGGGACATGACCTTCGGCAAGGTCGTGGCTGCTTTCGGCGCTGCCGGAGGTATCGGGGCCGTGATCGGGTGGATCCTGAGTCTTGTCGGGAGGGGGCCATGAGTCTCCAGGGGAGACGCGAGGCACAGACGGCACTCGAGCGGTTCGGTGAACAGGTGCAGAGGACTGCGCTTACCGCTCTCGAAGCAGGAGCCCTGATCATCAAGGCTGCTGCGCAGGACAAGTGCCCGCACATCACCGGTACGCTCAGGCGGTCGATCCATGTCCAGCCGGTCGAACGGTCCGAAGAACGGGTCGTCGTCGCCGTCGGCCCCACCGAACCCTACGGGCGCAGGATCGAGTTCGGGTTCTCCGACAAGGACAAACTCGGTCGCACCTACAATCAGCGGCCACAGCCCTACATGCGGCCGGCGTTCGACGAGAACAAAGACCGCGTGACGAAGGAGGTTGCGGACGTCTTTGCGATGCTCAGGGGAGAAGGAGGCAGATCGTGAGCGCGATAACCGCCGCACTCCGGGCCGTTCTGGTCGCCGATCCGACCGTCTCGGCACTCGTCGGAACCAGGATCTATCTCGGAAACCTTCCGAGAGATCCGACGTTCCCCGCCGTGACGATGGACGGGATCTCCGGCCGGCCGTGGGGCATGAACTCGTCGAGGACGAAGCACCTGGAAAGCATCGTCGTCCAGTTCTCATGCTGGGCTGACGACGCGGAAAGCACGTCGACCACACTTGCCCGCGCCATAGCGGAATGCCTGCACAGCTACGTCGGCACCTCTGCCGGCGTCGCGATCACATCGGTGCAGGTCAGGTCCTCCCCCGATGCCGGGACAGACTACAATCCCGACACCAGGATCTGGATGACGCCGCTGGACGTCGAGGCATATTACAAGTGAGGAAACCATGACTACAAACGCAGAATCAGCATACGGGGTTACGATTTCGTGGAACAGCCATGAGATCGCAGAACTCACTCAGATCGGGACCCCAGTGTCCGTTCTGGATATGAAAGAAGTGACGAACAATGATTCCGGGGGATGGAAGGAGTATATCCCAGGGCTGCTCGGCGTTGGGGAATTCGCTGTAAAAGGCAATTTCCTGAAGGGAGACACGGACGGCCAGATTTCCCTTCAGACCGATCACGCCGCCAAGACCGCGAGGGCGATCACGATCGGAAAATCCGGATCATTCCAGTGGTCGGCAACGGCATACTGCACGCGATTCAAGGTGGACGACGCCCCGCAGGACGGAACGGAGCTGACCTTCTCAGCGTCGTTCCAGATCACCGGGCAGCCGACATTCACGGTCACGGCAAGCACCGGACTCACCACGCCGTTCTTCACTACGTCGAGCGGCGACATCGTGCCGACGCCGGCGAACGACGCGTACGTCTACGTCGTTTCCGTTGCGATCGGTGTCTCCTCGATCACGGTCACCCCGACCGCATCCGCCGGGACCATCACCGTGAACGGAAACACGGTCACGTCAGGCGAGGCCTCGTCTGCGATCGCCCTCGGCGCTGCCGGGAGCGTGACGGACGTGACGATCGTCGTCACCGAGACTGGAAAGGCTCCGGTAACGTACACCCTGCACGTCGCCCGGGCGGCGTCCTGAGGTGAACGATGAGCACACCGATCACACTTGACCGCCCGCGGCACCTGAGGTATACTGCGAATGCGATCGCCGATGTCGAGGAGGTCCTGGGCGAGGGTATCGGACCCCTCATCTCCTCCTCACGCAAGGTCGGATTCCGACACGCCCGGGCATTCCTGTGGGCAGGACTCAAGCATGAAGACCGAAAACTGCAGGCGCCAGGGGGCCTGGAACGCGCTGGAGATCTGATCGATATCTGGTTCGCGAACGGCGGCACGCTCGACGGCCTCTACGAGAAGATCCTGAAAGCGATGCAGGCCGACGGGTGGTTCGGAAAAACTGGGCAGGCAAACGAGGGGGAAGAGGGCGGCGGCTCGACGACGTAGCCTATGAATGGCTTGGCATAAGTCCGCGAGAGATCGGGGAGTACACCCCGGCCGAGGTCGCGACCATGATGAACGCTGCGGTGCGGCGGTGGAAACGTGATCAGACTCTCGCAGACCTTCGAGCCGCCCGGATCTGTTCGATCCTGACTTCGACGACGAAAAAATCGCATCCCCCAAAGGAGTTCATGATCGATTACGACGCTTCCGGAGAAAAACCGCACAGGCAGACCTCGCAGGAAATGGCAATTATTCTGCGCAGTATGACCGCGCAGATGGGAGGAACCGTCCATGGCTGACGAAACAGTGCTCGGAAACCTGATGTGGGTGCTCGGCATCCGAAACACGATATCGGAAGATGTCACCCGGGCCGAGGGCGAGATCGACAAACTCGACGCCACGACGAGCAAGGCGACTGTCACCACAGATAATCTCTCAAAATCTTTTGCCGCTGCCGGAGCTGCTGCCGTGGGGCTCGGCGCATCGATTGTCTACCTCACTGACCACGCGAAGAAGATCAACGCTGCGTTGAGTGTCTCGGCTCTTCAGACCTCGATGTCTACGGAGGAGATGCGAAACCTCGCCCTCGAAACGACGAACGTCACCTTCCCGCTCTCGGAAGTCCAGAAGACGTTCGATTTACTTGTGCGGTCCGGGGTCCGCGATCGAGAAAGCCTGAAACAGACCGCGACCGCGTTCGATACCCTCGGCGACGCAACTGGCATCTCCGCATCGGTCGTGACCGAGACCCTGATCCCGGCACTGAACGCGTTCGATATCCCGCTCACGAGCGCCGCCGAGCACACCGACACGTTTACGCACCTGATCCGGAACACGACGGTTGAACTGTCCGATTTCTCCGGGATGATGTCCTATCTGTCGGCCGACATCGCCAACATGGATATCACCTTGGAGCAGTCGGTCGCTGTGCTCGAAGCGATGGCCGACCGCGGCATCCAGGGATCCGCCGCGACGCGTGAGTTCAGGAAAGCGGTCACGACGGCAGACGGCGACGTGTCGAAATTCTACTCTGCGCTCGGCCTGACCTCTGACGAGGTACGCGGATACACGCAGAAACTCGAAAATGCGAAAGGCATGACGCAGACGTTCGCCGACGCGGCGAACACGCAGTATAGCGCCGTCGATAAGTTGGGGCAGGTGTGGGAAACCCTGTCGCTCCAGGCTGGATCGGCCCTCGAACCGCTCGAAGGCATCGGGGCCGCATTGTCGGCGTCGGGATCACTCCTGCTCGGCCTGTCCGGAGCGGCGATCGCATCGGAAAAACTGTCTGGTATGCTCGGCACGATGTCGGTCAGCACTGCTGCAGCGGCAACCGGATCCCGGCTCCTGATGTTCGCACTCAACCCGCTCACGCTTACGATCGGTGCGGCGACTGTCGCCGGGATCGCCTTCTACCAGGCAGTCGAGGAGATCCACGCAAACACCGCCGCTCTGACAGAAGCAGAGAACGACCTGAAAAACGCCACAGAACTTACCGACGAAGAGATTCAGAAGCACATAGACACGCTGGAGAAGAACGCCCGGCACTACGAGGCCCTCGCACAGCGTGGCGGGGCGTGGGCAAACGTCCTCGGCACCGAGTTCACGGCGATGCAGGAGATCACAGAAGCGGGGTGGATCGCATGGAATGAACGTGCCAAGGAGGGGGTATACCAGAACGAGTTGGCCACGCGTGATCTGAACGACGCCTACGACGAGACCAAACGCCAACTGTCCGATCTCGAAGGCCAGTATGGAACGCTCGGCGATGCGATCGAGAAGGCCCTCGACTTCCCGGAGACGCTGGACGACCAGGAGCGGGCGGTCGAGCGGGCGGAGATCGCAATGGAGCGTGCCGCCGAGAATCTCGCCAGGGTGCAGAAGGACTCGTCCTCGACAGGTCTGGACTTGCGGGACGCTGAACTCGGCGTCCGTGAAGCGGTCGACGCGTGGGAGGGGGCCGTTGACAAACTCGACGAGATGAAAAAAACCGGCGTCTCCGAGATCCTCGACGGCCAGACACTCGAAGAAGCGCAGGCACAGTACGCCGCACTCGGCGACCGGATCGCCGGCGTGCAGACGCATCTGTCAGATCTCGACGATCAGATCGCCGGCGTGCAGACGCCTACGGCGCAGGAGATCTTCAGGGCGGTGGCGGCCGGCGACCTCACGGTCACGGGCCAGACCGCCGGCGACGTAGCGTTTGCGAGGGCGCTGAGCGAAGGGGGATATGTCGCTCCTGCTGCAGTCGCCTCTGCTGCCCAGGCTGAGATCCCGATCGACCAGAGGATCGAGATCAACATCTCCGTCGGGAGCGCCGACCAGATCGTCCCGGTAATGAACCAGACGCAGGCGATCGCCGACTACTTCAAGAACAGCCGGATCCAGCGAGGGATCAGGTCATGACGAGCGTGACCTTCGACGGCATTGCGCTCGTGCGGCCATCGTTCCCGGAGATCGATAGGGAGCCGCTCACGAAAGTAACTACGCTGCTCTCTGGAAAACGGTCAGTACAGTCGTCCCCTGAACTCGGATTCAGTGCAACGTTCACCTGCGTCACGGGATCATATTCCGACATCACATCGCTGTTGGCGAAGGTCGGTTACTCCGGGACGCTCGTGATCGATGGAGTGAGTTATACCAACTGCTATATCGATCTCCCCTGGAAGGAGAAAAAAATCGACGATGTGCACTGGCAGTACACCGTGAAATTCGCGAGGGACACATCATGAGTGACATTAGAGGAGACGGCAAACTGACGATCAAAACAACGATCCGGCGGAAAGACGGGAAAATCGAGGAAGAGACAGAGGAATACGAAGTGAAAGACGGAGTGATACAGAATGGCAACGTATCTGGATGAGGGCCTTGAGGAGGTCCCAAAACTGATCAATGGTGTGTCGACATCCCCATTTACCGATCTCGTCCTGGGGTCGGGCACGACTGCCGAGTCTACGAGCCAGACCCTCGCCGACGCCACCGTGATCACGACTGGTGGACTTGGCCGGGCAACAGCGACCTGCGGGGCAGAGTCGCCGAACAAGGCAACGTGGGGTCACGATTTCACCTCAACGCAGGACGGCATGCAGGTAAATGAAGTGCTGATCGTGAATGCGAACGACAAGTCGCTCATGCGGCACAAGTACAGTAGCACAAAGGCTGTCGACAACACCGAGGTGCTGACGGTCAGCGTCGTCTACACCGAGTCGAGGGCGAGTTAGATGGCGCTCACCTGGGGGAGCGCCCCCACCAAAATCATTGATGCCGTGACGGTCGCGGCATCGAGCGAGAGTTCCCTGTCGTCCGAGGTGGACCTGGACTCCTGCATCGGGGTCGTCGGGATATCGGTCGCCTGTACATTCAACGCCTCGGCCACGGACGGGGCGGTCCTGAAGGTCTACCCCTGCTATGACGGGACGAACTACGCTGATGTGCCCGTCGAGGAGGCAGGGGTCTCGCTCAACGACGCCGGCAACTCGACGGAGGCGCATCTGTACTTCATAATTTCATGCCGGAAAATCAAAGTCGCGGTGGAGAACCTCGACACTGCGCAGAGCATCACCGGCGTGAATGTGTGGGCGCACAAACAGATGTATTCGTGAGGGGCGAGCATGGCCCACAACCTTTTCTCTCGGTGGCGATATCGGACTTCGATTATCTTTTCTGGCTGCGATCAGTCCGTCTACCAGCAGGACGTGGTGGTGCATCGTTCATGGGGTGCCAACTACGAAGAGACGAGTGGCGGCCTAAACGTATGGCACATCTACGTCGGGCCGAACTGCAGGGCCGACTACGGCGATGTCAGGTTTTCGACCAGAAACGGTGGTGAACTGCCGTATTATCTCAGGCCAAACTACGACGGCAGTAGCGCGACGTTTTGCGTGCGGCTGGAGAGTGCGGACTCTGCCGGCGTGCTGATGGTCTGGTACGGAAACGATTCAGCGCAGACGACGAGCGACGGCGACGCGACGTTCCTGTATTTCGACAATTTTAGAGGCAATGTGCTCAATTCGTCGAAATGGGCTGCGGCAACAGGAGGATCGGGCGCGACGGTCAATGATGGGTTAACGATCTACAACAACGCTGATTCCACAAAAGGAATATTTTCGACAATATCGTTCGATCAGTCCGTCAGATTGGAGTATAGAGCGGCTTATAGTTCAAAAGGGTGGGAGTCTCATTGTGGATTCATCGTGTCTGGGGGGTTAGCAAACACGAACACATCTCGCGAATCCATCAGGACTAGAACCTCCGGCACATCTAGCGGGAATTATTTTTTCTCCGTTGTTGGTTACGGTTCGTACACAATCACCGCAGGGGCGAGTTTTTCTACAGATGCGCATATATTCGCCGTTGATCGTAATGGTGGAGACTGCATGCATTATGTTGACGGAACCCTATACGAAGTATCGTCCCACGCATATGATCCACCATCTTCATACCCGATTGCGTTCGTTGCGAACGGGTATTCGTATCCGATATCGATCGCCATTGACTATGTCGCCGTACGGGCTTCCAGCGCCACGGTGCCAGTTCTCATACTGACGTCGTCGAGCATCAACGAGTCTTACTCCGGAGTGTCTTGTTTTATACCTGCCGACGATACTATCAGATTTGGCGGCGTCGGGTCGATCCGGGTGCTCAACGACGAGATCTACTCTGTCGACGGAGCAGGCAGTTTCAGCATCGAGACTACGGTCCGGAGCCCGATCGCGATCGCCGGGTCCGGGGCTATCTCTGCGGGAGTGATCCAGGGCACCCCCCTGGCGGTTGCCGGGGTGGGCACCACAACGGTCTCCCCGATGGTTCTCCTGACTCCGATCGAGGCTGAGCCTGGCGCTGGATCAGTGTACGCGTCGCCTCCGGTCGAGGGGATCAGCACGTCGCAATACAAGTTCGAGTCGATAACGATCTCCCGGTCCATCCAGGACCAGATGTGGCAGTGCAGCGGGCAGATCGACGGCAGCGCCCTCCCGCCGCCGTATCGATACTTCTCGGTGGTCCGCCCGGACAGGGTTGGCACCGATCGCCTAATCTTCAGAGGATTCATTCCAGGGCGGAAGTACATTCTCGCCGATGCTGCACACAAATCGTCGGTCCAGGCGTACGACCAGACGTACATCCTGACCCGTCAGCACACACCGGAAGGGGAGTTGTCATTCCAACAGATCGATGGCTGGAACCCAGTCACCATCATGCTCTATCTCCTGGGGGAGGAGGGGCCGACGGCGGGGAGTCAGTCCCAGTGGCAGCGGGTGACCGGGATATACCCATATCGCATCGTCGACCCGGCCACCATCGAGGTCGACGGATACACCTACACACCAAAGGATTTCTCGTTCGAAGCGAGGTCGACGAAGGCGCGAATCATCCAGGCCCTGTGCGAGTACTGCGGGTTCGTGTTCCTGGTAAAATGGAAGGACCTCGGCTCGGGGCTAGTGCCGTGCGCGTACTTCGTCCACGAGGACGAGATCGACGACGCCTCCAGTGGGCTCGACCTGCCATACCCAGTGACTTTCGTCAGCCCGCACCCAGGGCTCATGCAACCGGTCCGCATCGAGGAGCGGGCGGAGGAGCGATACAATCGAATCACCGTCAGGTCCTCATCGGCGTCGGGGCAGTGGTACTCGTACACCTACGAGACGAAGGCGCTGGAGAACGGCGACGAGCTGCCGCTCGAGTACGTCGAGGAGCGCTCAGACCTCGGCTCCCTCGACCTGGTGATCGCCAGGGCGGCCGAGTTGTTCGATTACTACTCGGCGACGACGTACACATACACCGTTACTG